GTATTTTCTTTGGTCTGATTTTCTAATTTGTTTAATTTGTCTTTGGCTTTTTCAATTGTGTTGCCAAAGTTTACATAGGTTTTGTCTGCGTCTTCAACGCCTCTTTTACTTTCAGCAAAGGCTCGATCAAATGCCTCAAAAGCATTTAATGGATCAAGAACTGCCGCACCTATGCCTTTGAAAGTTGCAACGGTGTTGTCTTTGAAAGTTCCAAGAGCATTGATTGAACTGTTTACAAATCCTTCAATTGCTCCTAGAGCACCTATTTGGAATGCTAAAAAGGCTTTCTCAGTTGATAATAAAACTTCTGAGAAATCAAATCCTTTTACAAATTCTTTACCGGCTACTACTGCGGCACCAAGAGCAATAGTTACACCACCTATGACTGCGGCTACAGGAGATATTGCGGCTATAAGTGCCACAAATGCCCCAACGGCGCCTACTGCTAATATTGGAACCAATATATCTAAACTGTCTGCGATAGCAAGGATGGCATTTGAAAGTATACCACCAGCACCACTTGACTCTAGGAAGTCTCTACTAAGATCCTTGAAGTTGTTGCTTAAGATTGTTAAGGCTTGACCAACTGTGACAGTTGTCTTACTAAATGTTTCATCTAGTTCGTTTGTGGCACTAATCAATGCCCTAGATACTAATTCTGCTTTCAACAGTCCTTTGGTTGCATATTCTCTAAGTTCACCTCTTGTGATGCCTAGTTTGTTAGCAAGGATGTCTAGCAATGGAGGAACTGCTTCTGTTAATGAACGGAATTCATCACCTCTTAATACGCCAGATGCTAAGGCCTGGCTAAACTGTAGGATAGCCGCACTTGCTTCTTGTCCTGAAGCACCTGATATGGCCAATACCTTGTTGAAGTTTTCTGTAACTTGAATGACCTCGTCAGTGTTTAGACCAACGTTCTTTGCGGCCAATTCCAACTTGGTAAAAAGTTCTACTGTTTCTTGTAGAGGGGCACGAGTCTTGTTAGCAACGGCAAACAATTCATCAAACCTTTGGTTTAGATCTGCTGAACCATCTGTAACCAATCTCAGTCTGTTGTCAAGATTTTGAATTTGGCTAACAAAGTCTAAAATTGCTCTACCAGATATGGCGGCAACAAAACCGGCGGCCGCAGTGGCCATTGTCTTGAAGCCTTTTGAGACCTTTGTAGTATTCTTATCAATTTTGTTTAGGTTATTGTTTACTGAACCAAGGCCTGTAGAGGTCTGGTCAACTAACCTAACGACTATATTTGCGTCTGCCATGTTTCTTCATTGCCCCTTTATCATCTTTTTGTTTGAGTTGATAGTATGCGGCCCATAGTCTTAATTCTAATGAACTCATATCCATCATCTCTTCTAATGTGCGACCCAGTTTCTCCGCCACCATCATAGTGAAACGAAAATCAGGATCGCCTCTTAGTTTCCCTCAAGTTCTTGAACTGTTGGGACACTACCGTTGATTTTGTTAGCCACACTCAACAAGATGTTAGGATCAACTTGATTCATCAATGTTAATCTGTCTGTTGGTTTGAATAGGTTCATACCTTCTTCATCCAATGCCTTGTTGATAATGCTGACTACCAATGCTTCAACACTCTTTCCTTTTTTAGTCAATTCGACTACTTCTTGTTCCGATCTTAGGTTTGTGATTTCTCTGTAATAGATAGTCGTATCCCATTCTGGAACTTCAAAACTCTTTAATTCTCCGGCGAGTTGTGTTCTATAATGAGAGGTTGCTTTGTCTAAAACTGAGGGTTTCTTTGTTTGTGTCATTTTGCTTTCCTCTTACTTAATGTTGCGGTTATGGCTTGTTTGGTAAATCCTTTCGGAGCCTGTCTACTATAACCTTTTTCTAATCTACTGATATAAGGCACTCTGTTTTCTACACTATCTGATCTGCGTTTCCAACCTCGGCGAGCCCTACCAGTGTCAATTGGTGTTCTAGGTTTAATCTCAGCCAACAGGGTAGTCAACAGTTCATTCTTCACGTCTCGGATTGTGTCCTTAACGGCGTCCTGAGCATTGTCTACACCGGTGACTGAGATTTTAATCATTACTGACCGTATTTGGATGCTGTTAGAGCACCTGTTCCTTGGAAAGAAACACTTGCTTCAATCAGACCATCAAAAGATGCTGTTAATGAATAACCAGTTGTAATAACTGTTCCTGTGAATGCAGACGCACCTGCGGCATCTGGGTAGAACTCAATTACTACTGCGTCGTCGTTTGCTGGATCAAGAGCAGATGTTACTTCTGCCGCACTGGTATCGTCATAAACGATGTCCATTGATCCTGTGTAGGACTGTAGTCCTTTTTTGTATGTTCTACTTGCGTCGCCCATTGCAGTTGACTCCACAGCCTCTCTTGTTACATCAATGCTCCAAGAACGGACCTCAGCCACTGCCACAGTTGTGCCACCAGCAGAACTAACTTTTACTTGGCCGTTTGAACCTTCATAAGTTGCCATAAGTTTTCTCCTTTATCGTTGGCTTTAATCTTCGTCTTCAGAATCTTCTGCTTCAGGCTGTAAATCCGCCATTTCGGCGTCATCATGCCATGCATATCCATCTTCGGACTCGATTTCGTTGTGAACCTCTTCCTCTTCAGGTGTTGGTTCGATTACGTCAGCAGTGGCTTCAACACTAACTGACATCTTTGGTTGAGGATCGTGTGTCCATCCTTCAGCCAAAAATCTTTCTAATCTTTTGTCGTCCACTACTTTGGACTGACCATTTTTCCATACAATTTTTCCCATTAGTTTGTCCCCTTCGTGTATTTGTATCTGACCTGAACGGTCATGTTAATTTCACCCAAAGGACTGAGTCTGTCTATGACTTGGACTCTTGTAACCTGGGTGGTCATTGATTTAGTGGTCGTGCCTCTTGTTCTGTCAGCATCTAAGGTTTCTTCAATGCGTTCGCAAATGTCATTTCTCAAACGATCAATTTCATTTCCACGAACAAAGGCTCTAATCAAATAAAATATGTTTCCTTGGCGTGTGATGCCCATAGAATAATCTAGGCGTTCTTCGTCACCACTTGATACTAGGATTGCCGGAAACTGTGTAATGGCTAATTTTTCAACGTCGAATGGTTCCCTTGTAACCAAGCCTGGTCTAGGGTCATCCATATTTTTCAATACGTCTACTATGTCTTTTGCGAAATCTTCTCTAAGGCTCATCTACCATTACCTCTGTAATCTTAAGAAGTAGGCAGGTTCCTTTTCAGTGTCAGTAATGGTTCCACTTGAGTCAATGTCATACTCTACACCATCCATAATAACTGCCTGTATCTCTTCTTGATATCTTGACTTGTAATAATCCATCTTCACTTGAAATACATCAAGGTCAGGTTCAAATTTGGACAATTTAGGATAGATGTAATATGCTAATGCATAATATACTGTTGCTCTTGTCAGCTGAGATGCTGTAAGTAAATCTGAGTTCATCTCTACATTTAGACCAATAACAGTAATATCGTATTTTCCGATCTGTTGTGTAGGCCACCAATGTATACGAAGATATCTTTCTACGTCAGATTGTGCTTTGGAAAGTGAATCATCGAAATCGTGGATTCCGAAGTTTTGGATGTCTGGTTCATATTCTAGAACATCCGATATAGTTGCGAATGTAGCCATAAAAGCCTCCTAAAGTCCTTCTTTAAGGGTTAGAACAAGTCCTTCTTGTTCTTATAATGTATTTAGTCACATAAAGAAAAAGGCGGCAAAAAACCGCCTTTTCCTATCGATTTCTAAGAATCAATATTAGTCAATAACTGCTTCAGTTAATACTCTAACACCGTGTAGGTCTTGTAACTCACCTACTGCGTATGTCATAGAAGCAACGATTTCTGTTGCTCTTAGACTTGCATCTCTTTGAGTTTCAATTGCTAAATCTTTCTTCATTGCGAAAGCAATAGCATCTGTGTGCATAACAGCACCAGAGAAAGCACCAGTTGAATCACCTGTTACTTCTGCTGACTCATACAAATCTACTCCATACAGTCTACCGATAAAGCCTTCACGAAGTGCGGCATTACCAATTTCACTGATTGCTTGTCCACCACCATTGGCGTAACCTGCGTTAGACAAAGTCTTCTTCAAGTTAAACATTTGGTTTGGATGGAATACACCAACATATGGACCTACTACTGAATTGGCTCTTAAAGAAGCCACAGCCTGTAGAATTAGGTCTGCTGTTAGTTCTGGTGGAGTTGCGCCACCGCCTACTTCAGTTGAAAATCCACTGAATAGGTCAGCAATGTCACTGTCTACTTTGCGAGCAAGTGTCTCACCAAGTATACGACCGATTGAAGCCGCCGTGTCATCGTCTGCTGAATCTCTTGCTGTGTCAGTAAGAGTTGCCATCACTGCTACTTCGTCTGCATTGTATGTTTTAGAAGTTGCTGTGATAGTTGTTGCTGATGCGTCTGAATTTTCTCCAGATGTTACATCAGAAACTGCTAATTTAGGATAGATTCCTACCTTAGCCTGTTTTCCTGGCTGTCCGATAAGGTTAAAGTTACGAACTAGAGGACGCATAAATCCTCTCTCTTGCATAGTGAATAAAGCCGCCTGCTGGACGTCACTAAACAGAGCCGCCAATGTTGATGATGTTGAATTAGCCATGTTGTTCTCCTCTGTTTGGCTGTGTCAGAGTTTTATACCCTAACACCTTTAGATTTCATATAATCTCTATAAATCGCCCTGTCATCAGGGTTATTCATATCTAAGGATGCAACATCGACCTTCCCAGGCGTTTTACCTGTTTGATTTGCTACATTGCTCTGTGCCCCAGATCCATTTGGACCTGCTTGAACAAAGTGTGGATTTGTAGATAAAAATTCATTTACCAATTCATTCACACCCATCGCAACGCCACTATCATTATAACGAACATTACCATCTGCGTCAGTTACTTCAACTTCACCGGTTGTTCCCAACCTGATGTTGCTCTTCAACAATGCTACCACTTGCTGTGGATTTACTGCTCTGTTGGTGCTTGCCGCATTTAGTAGTGCACCGTCAACCTTGATAGAGTGAAGTTCTTGTTGTAGTGTTTGGATAGCATTATCCTTTTTAGCCACTGTGTCTTGGAGAACTTTTTCAAATTCGCCACGAGCCTTTTGGGCTTCCATTTCTTCTGCTTCCTTAGCCTCTACCATTTCACGGTAGTGTGCTACATCAACTCCTTCAAATTGTTTTGAAATCTTCTTTCTCTCACGGTCCAGTCGATCCTTAACAATTCTATCAAGATCCTCTTGAGTAAAGGTCTTCGTTTGCTCCTGGTTTTCTGCTGTGAAATCTTGTTGTTGTTCAGCAGTAGGTTGTCCAGTTTCCTGTGTCTCGTTAGTTTGAACTTCTTCGTTCATCTATGCCTCCTTGTTATGGTTAGAAGTCACCCAATCTCCCTCATTACTGAGTAAAACTTTGTGTCTAGTATTTATGCCATTTGGCGATTTAGACACCTAAAAAGGTTATTTTCCGCCTCTACGACCGCCTTTGCGACCGCCTCTTTTTTTAGACTTTCTTTTCTTCATAGCCATGTTAGTCTCCTTATTTCCATGCTTGGATTGACCAGTAAGCAGGTGAAAGTGTTTTTTGTCCTTTCACTTGTTTCAATACACCGCCCATTCGTGCCAAGAAACTTTTCTGTCTTGCTGGATTGGATTTTTTGATCCTCATTGTTGGATCGCCAAATCTAATTCTGTTTACATTTCCGGTTGATTGATTTTTTACAAAGACAGCAAATTTTTTATTCTGTCCAGGTGTCCGAAAAGGTTTGTTTAATTTTACGGTTCTGCCTCTATACTTTGCCATTACTTTCTTCGCCTTGCTCTACGTCTTATGTCCAAGTCGTGTTTTCTTGAACCTCTTAATAAACTGTTTACTCTGCCCATTGCCCATTGTGCCATACCTACTCCAGGACGACTGCCAGCACCAAGAAACGCACCTTGCCCTCTTTTGTAAACTGCTTTCAAATCGGCTAGATTGAAAGTTTTACTTTTATTGGCTTTGGCTCTTAGTGTTTTTAATGTGCTTGCCGCAAGTGGTTTACTTTTTTTTCTTGCCAAGGTTTACCCTCCTATCAATCAGGCTCTGTGGTATTCTTTTGCCTGCTTTGTATAGTGTTGAAATCTGTTTTATAGCAGAACTTAAACTACTACGAGTCTTTCCTTTAACACCACTGAGATACTTTTTAGGTATGCCAGTCTTTTTATCTTTTGCTACTCTTCTTCTTTTGGCCATTATTCTGCCTCCTCGTGATAAATGGTGTAACTGATTTCACCACGACGTTCACGAACCAAATGGAAAATATTAAGAAGATGTTTTCTTGCCCTTTTGCCTGCTTCTTTGTTCCATCGTTTCATAAACTTCTCATTTTCTATATGATACAATTTTAGTTCTTCCATAAGTCTTTTATGACAATGAGTTGGTTGAACGCAATATGTAAACTCTTCAACCAGAGCATCAATATTAGGTTCCTTCATTGAACAGTCCTCCGAGTTCAGGATGTAGTTCTACAATCTGCTCGTTGGTATATCCTTGTTCAATCATTTCCCTCATATGACTTACAAGATCATCCCTATTTGTAATAGGTGGATGTATCATTTCATTATCTGTTTGAGGTGCCTGTGTTTCAGCCACCATCGGTGTTCCCATTTGTGTTTTAAGATCTTCAAATTCATCATCGTCTTCAACTAAAATTCTAAGCATCTTAGTTTCAATTACTGTGTTCAAAGTATTATCCATTGGCTTGGCATCCTTGGCCAACTTCAACATATTCATGTCGTTATATTT